GCGCGATGGTCTGCACAGCACTGGTGCCGTTACCGAGGATCACGTTGTTCAGGGCGAGCGTGGCAGCGCCGGTGCCGCCCCTGTTGACTGCGACAGTTCCAGTAAGGCTTATGTCAGGCGTCGCGCCACCAGATGAAGACAGCGGACTTGTGGCGGTCACGCCCGTGACCGTTCCGCCGCTCCCCGTGGCCGATATCTGAATTCCGCCAGCCGTGTTGCTGATCGTCACACCAGAGCCCGCCGAGAGGTTGGCGAGTTCAAACCCAACGCCGTCGCCTATCAAAAGCTCGCCGTTCGCAGGCTTGCGCCCGAACTTAAGACCAGAACCCCAGATGGTGACGTTGTCGTCGGCCATTATTTGTCGGCCTTGTTGTCGAGCTTGTCGTAGATGCGCTGGAACATGCTCTCGATGTGCTTCATGGTCTGGTTGAAGTCGTCCTTGGTGACGTAGCTCTTGGGCAGGTCAACCTCGATCTCATGCAGGTCTTCCTTCAGACGCTGCACGCTCTCCCAGATGACGCGCGCCCACCAGCCGATACCCGCTAGGATGATGCCGCCGCCGATGTTCACGAGGGTCTGATGGTCCATGTCAGCGCGCCATCGCGTTTTGGTTCTGTTGACCCATGACGTTGACGACAGCGGGAAGCTGCGAGGCGGCGAAGGCGCCTCGTTGCATCATGCTGGGCGGCGTGACCTGAAACTTAGCCAACTGCGCTTGGCGCGCGAGCGACCGCTCTAGCGCCGCTGCCGCCACCTGCGGATTAAGCGACTCAAGCGCCAACTCCATCGCCAACTTCTCGTCAAGCCGTCCGGCGTTGCGTTTCAGAATACGGTTAGCCAGCGCCATGAGCGGGTTAAGGGTGGGCGGTGTACCCTCGCCCATCCCGGAACGAGTGGCCACCTTGCTGGGGTCGCCCGCCGAGGATCGGCCCGCCGTCACCAATTCGCGCAGCTTGGCGTCGCGCGACAGGTCCAGCCTTACCTTATCAATGGCCGTCAACTGGTCGGGGCTGTACAGCTCCTCCAACGACCTGTAGCGCGGCATGTTATCGACAAGCCTGCGCAATGCCGCAGGGGCGTCGCGTTCAGATGTCAACGCCTTGACTGCCGCGCCAAAAGCCCCCGGACGCTCACCTTCATCAAGCAGCGGAGCCTCCAGCTTCTCCTTCAAGAATTGCATTCCATACCGCTGGTTGAGCGGCGTACTGGCGGTTCGGAACGCCGCCTGCGCCTCGCCGTAGCCCGGAACGCCCGCAATCAATTCGTCGCGCACTTGCGTCAACTGACCCTTAATGAATTTATTGTCCTGCTTGTTGATTGACGTTTTAAGGTCGTCGATCACCGACGAGATTTGTTGAGCGTTGGTGCGCAGCGCCGCTTCGCCCAGCTCATCCGTCTCAACCAGATTACGGCTTATGGCGCGCAACTCCCGCATTAAGGGGCGGTTGCCGGGGTTGGATTGCATGAGCGACTGCACTGTATCGTACGCGGGTGCGATGTCCGCAACATTAGCTGCCGATTTGGCCGCTTGATACATCGGGTCGGTGATCTCGGCGCGCCGCTCAACCATAGCCTCGCGCTGCGCTGGCGTACCCGCCTCTTGCGCCAGCGTCTGCGCGCGGGCCGCGCGCTGCGCTTGCAACATCTGAAACTGCTGCGCTGCCGTATCGGGCATGGCGCCCGCCACATCACGCATGGCGGCCGTGTAAGCGGGGGCTTCTGCCCCAACGGACGCTTGCGCCGCCGTCAAGGGTGCGCCCGTCTCGGACACGGGTGTGCCGCGCAGCGCCTCGACGATCTGCGGACCACGCCCGCCAGCGATCTCGGCTCGGTAGGCTTCCGCCGGGTCGAGCCGCAAGCCGAACTGGCGCACCAGCGCGTTGCCGCCGCGCACACCCAGATTGCCCGCCGCCGCCGCAACCGGGGCTGTCACGCCGCCAGCAGCGATAGACGCCAGCGTCAACGACAGAGGGTCAGTGACGCCCGCGTACTCACCCAACGCCGCTGCCGTACCCGCGCCAGCGCCGCCAGCCACCGACTGGAGCCCTGGCTGCGCCGCCATAGCGTTCAGCACACCGCGCCGCACAGGGTCGGCCACGTACCCGCCGAGCCCGCGCAGGCCGGCAGCTACAGTGCCCGCGCTGGCTGCGCCGCCGCCGATGGCTTCCGCAACTGGCGCGCCGGGTCGGCCAACGCCGACCGAACCAGCTATGTCAGCCAGCGTGTTGGCGGGCGTCGGAACCGCGCGGCCACCAAAACGGTTGGCGAACACGTTGTAGAGTTGCGTACCCGCGTCCGCCGCCGCCAGCCCCGCTGGCGCCAGCCGAGCGCCCAGCGCCGCACCGCCTACCGCGCCGATAGGGCCGCCGACGAGTGCGCCCAGCCCGCCGCCAACGAGCGCGCCGGCACCCATCGACATGGCGTAGGGCGCTGCGCCGCGCGCCAGACCTTCTTCGGCTGTCGTCTCGCGCGGCGGTTCAGCTTGCATCTGGCGGATAGCCCCCGCAAACGCTCTCGCGTCGTCGGCGTTGCCTGCCGCGTCAGCCTTGCGCAATCCGTCGATGAGCTGCTCAAGTGTCGCCATGTCACTGATACTTCTTCAGTAGAGCGTCAACGTCTGGGGCCGTCCCGGCGGTCGTCGCAGACCCCGGCACAACGCTCAAAGGCTTTCCGCTTTCGATTGCCTTTAGGCCTTCCCGGAACTGCCGGAACGCCGCAACGCGCCGGTTAGCGCCGATATCAGGGTTGCCAACGTCACCCAGCAGCTTAAGCAAGAACGCACGGTCTTCGTTTGAGAAGCCCGCGCCCAACTTACCCCCCGCCATGTCAAACGCAAGCTTGTTAGCCACGGTTTCTAGCTGACCGATGGCCTCTTGACCTTTAGTTGACTGACCTGTGACAAACTCATACGCACCTGCAAGGCCCCGTTGCATTCCGCCGGAGGTAGACCGCAAAATCAGTTTGTCAATCTCGGGGGTAGACGTAACATTTAACACTTCGCGGGCGTTGCGTTTGCGAATCTCGGCGTCGAAGGCGCTCTCTGCCGACTTCGTCGCCGTCGTCTCTTGCCCCTTGGCGACTGCTTTCGGCCCCAGCCCTTCTGACGCCGCCGTGCGCTGGCCGATGATAGGCGTCGCGCTAGGCGCCTCCATCCCCATAGGGGTTGAAGCCAAACCCGCCGCCCCAGCGCCGATCACCTGCGGCGAGGCGGGGTTGGCCGCAAACGAGGCATCCAGATTGCCGACCACAGAGTCCGCTGGTCCTGCCGGGCGCACGGCGGGGCTCAGCAGGCGGACGGTGCCGTCGCGCTTGTTGACGAGAATGTCATTACCCTGCGGGTCTTGCTTGACCTCAATGTCGGCCAAATCCTGCATACGGGCGCGCAGCGCCGCGACGTTTTGCGGCGTGTAATCGGGGCCGATCAACTTGGCTCCAATCGGGTCGACGGCCTTAAAGTCCGGGTACAGAGTGTCATACTTGCTTTGATCGGTGATGGCTGGCAACAGCGTCGACATGCCCGCCAGCGCCACACGCCGCATCTCAAACTGCGCCCGCTGGGCGCTAAACTCTTCGGTACGCGCTTTCTCTTTTATGACGTTCGCCGCGTTGATCTGGTTGGTCAGCGCCGTGTACGCGCCGGGGTTGGTCTTGCGCAGCACGTCCAGCCGCTCCGGTTTGGTGCGCTCTTCGGGCGGCGTGTTCTGGATGTAATCCAGCACGCCAACTTCGGCTGCGCCAGTACGCGCGGCGGACGCCGCCGCTTGCGTTGCGCTATCTGTCTGCGGCCTTAAAAGCCCTTGCCGCATCCCCTCAGTAATATTTTCTAGCCGTTTACCTTCTAGCTGCGGCCCAAACAGCTCGCGTTGCCGCGCGTCCTGCGCGCGCGCCAGCATCATATTCTGCTGGAGCTGCTGGAGCTGCATCATCTGCATCATGCGGTTCTGCGGGTCTTGCTGCTGCGCGCCCGGCATGGCGTTGCCGCGTCCGATCTGTGCCGCTAATCCGAAATCAGCCATTGCTATTCACCCGATCAGTAGAGGCCGCCGATGTTGGCGCCGCCGCCACCATACTGCGATTGTCTGTTCATGAAGTTGTTCATGAACTGGTTGTTGTAGTAGCCCTGCACCGCGCCGCTGATGCCCTGCACACCCTGCATGGCTGCGTTCGCGCCACCGACGTAGCCCGACGCCTGCGCTTGGCCCAAGTTGCCGTAGCCCTGCGCCAGCCCCGTCCCGAGCTGCCCTGCCGCCCCACTGAGCTGGTTCGTGGCCGTCTGGCCAGCGCCCATGAGGCTCTGGAGCGGGTTCAGGCGCGCGTTGCGCTCCACCTGGTAGCGGTTGAACGCGTTCTGGTACTCTTGCGAGCCCATGTCCTGCCCGTAGCGGTTGATGCCCTTCAGGGTCTGGCCCGACAGCAGACCGCCGCGCGCCGCAGCCGACCGCTCCAACGCCTTCATGCCCTCCGACAGACGGAACGCATAGCCGGGATCAGCGTTGAACTGGTCCATGCCGAACGCCTTGGACGCCGAGCCGTACTCGCCCGACGCCTCGTCGCCGCCCTTCAGGCCGAGCAGCGTCATGAGCTGGTTCTGCGACGTGAGGCCCGCTTGGCGGAACGGCTCTTGCAGCTCAACTTGGCGCTCAAACATCTCCTTCTGGGCGTCGATGCCTTGCTGGGCCGCCCGCGCCTGCGCTTTCGAGGCGCTCTTGGCCGCGCTGCCCGCGATCAGGCTTCCGCCAATCGCGGCACCCGCGCCAATAACTGCTGCTGCAATACCAGACATCTTAATTGCTCCTGCGCGCCAGGCCAAGAACCTGTCGGTAATCTACGGTAATTTCTTCGCCAAGCATACCCCCCTTGCAGCCCGAGATAGGGCGCAGGGAAAACAAGTACGCGTCGCCGCGCTCATCCAAGAACATCTCGGCGTTCGGCGTCTTGCTATGGTTGGCGTAGCGTCCAGCGGGCGTGCGCCGCCCGCCGAGGCGGGCCGGGGCAATCAGCTCGTTAGCCGCAAACGCTCCGGTCGCAAACAGCCCGCTACCCTCTATCTTGGATGGGCCGACCATGACTTTGTAGTTGCCCGGCGGGAACGGCGTCTGGTCCGTGGCGTCCAAGGAAATCTGGCGGACAGTCAGAGCGTCAAACCCGTACTCGGTAATCGCCGTCAGAAAGTCCTCGTTGTCCTCGGAATAGTTCTCGGTCACCAGCGACGCACGGCGGGCGTGGTCGAGCCAGATGGCGCTCTTGTCGAGGTAGGTGTCTTCCAGCGTCTCCACGTCCGTCTCGGTGGTCGCGTGGACGTTCTGCCAGATGACGTCCTCGTAGATGTAGGCGACCTTGCGGCCCATGCCCGCGACAAACGTCTGCGGCGCGGACAGGATCGTCTCGTTGCCCTCGTCGTCGAACAGCCCCAGCCGTCCGGTCAGCATGATGTTGAGGTGCACCGTCTTGTGGGCGTGGCCGACGACGTACGCGCCGCGCGGCAGCAGCACCTCACGGATGTAGATACCCGGCCCAAAGCGGTGCGTGACCGGGCAGTCAGCCTGCGGCTGCTCCAGAAAGGCGGCTTCGACCTGATCGGCAAGCGTCACCTGCTACTCCCAGAAGACGTTGACGGTGCCGCCGTCAAACAAATTGCCGCCGCCCGAAAGCAACCGAACGCTATCAAGCACACCTCCAAGAGTGACAGTTCCTGTCAAACTGTTGATGACTTGAGTCGGCCGAGAAGCGAATCCTACCGCTACCCAAGTATTGCCTGAGACGTTATGCAGCGTGACAGACCCGTTGCGCGCAGTTGCAGCCGTTTGACCGGAAATATCCAGCAGAAAGTCAGTTGTTGAAGTGTTACCTGCGACGCCATTCCATATGTCGCAAAGGTAGCCGGAAGTCGCAAAGACGCCGCCCGTCCCGAGGCGCAACGTAACCGCCGTAGAAGCGTTTGTAGAAAGATTTGAAAATGCTACTGTGACGCGCCGCACCCATGAAGGAATACCAGTGAAATCGGCGTTTGTCGTTGTCGGCGTCTGCGCCGTACCAGCGACAAGGCTAAAGCCCCACGAGACAGTCGTACCATCGGTCCCCAGCACCTTGCCCGCGTTGCCCGTCTGTGATGGTATCTCAACCGTTGCGGCGGTCGATTGCCATGTCGTGCCGTTGCTGGTCAGCAAGTTACCGGCCGTGCCCGGCGCCACGAAGGTAGGGGCAGACGTGCCGTTGCCAAGCAGGACGTTGTTGGCCGTCAGTGTGGCCAGCCCGGTGCCGCCGCTGGCGATGGGCAGCGGCGACGTCGTCAACGTCAGAGAGCCGAGCCGCGCAGCGCCGGTCACATCCAGCGGGGCGGCGGGTGTGGCGGTGCCGATACCGACGTTGCCAGCGTTGTCGATGATGAAAGGTGTGACGTCGGGGTCGGCGCTGTCTTGAACGCGTAGGACCGCGCCCGTGCCGGTCTGGGTGATCTTGAGCGCCACGCCGGGCGTGTCGCTGTCGATGACGACGTTGCCGGACAGGACCGGCGAGACGCCGGACGTGGGGGCCGAGATGTAATCGACGGTCCAGATTTCGACGTCGTTGGCGTCGGTCAGCTTGAACTTGTAGGACGCCGAACCAAGCCAAATAGCCGCCTCGCCGCGCGAGTTGAGGATGATCGGGTTGGCGTTGGGCGTGGCGCCCGTGTAGTCCGTGAAGGTCGCCTGCGGCGTGGTTGTGCCCGCCGCGTAGGTGTACACCTTGCCGCCCGACAGCGGCACGCCGGCCGCACTCTCGAACTGCATCTTAGGTGTGGGGGTGAGAACGGCCATTATTCACCTATGTTTGCTGCGGCAGTCAGGATAACAGAAGGGATGGCCGGGGAAAAGGCCGTGGCGGCTTCCGCCAAAATTGAGACGTTTGTGTCGGTGGTCGCCCACATGAGCCGGAAATAGTCGCCCGTGTTCATGCGCAGGACAAAGTTCCACGCCGCCAGATACGCTTCACCGGAGCCCTTCATTGTCAGCTTGGTGCCGGACTGCGGGACCGTTGTGCCGTTGATGTCGGCCCAGACGTAGAGGGTCTTGGTTGAGGCGTTGGTGCTGACGAACTGCGCCGAGAACTGGAAGTTGTACGAGCCGGGGCGGTCTACGTAAACGCGCGAGTTGGGCGTGCCGATGTAGACGCCTTGGGTCAGGTCCGTCTTGTTGAACGTCATGGCGTAGCCGGTGTTGATGGCCGCCGCCGTCTGCGTCTGCTCGCTGTGGAACGCGCCGTTGCGTAGCGATCCGCTGCCCAGGATAGCGAAGAGGTTGTAGAAGTACCTGTACCACGGGCGCGACGGGTACGGCGTCGGCTCCTCCGCGATGGTGACGCGCGCCGCCGGGATTTGCGTGATGTTCTCAGGCATTGGTACGGTCCATAATCAGCTCCGCACCCATGATGGCGATCTTGACCGGATCGGTTCCAGAGACTTCGTAGACGCGGTCGCGCAACTTCATCGTCATGCCGAGCCGCCGCCAGATCACGCGGGCGCCCGTCTCACCGATGCGCCCCATCGACTTCCAGTGCTCGTTCGACCATGTGTGACCGCCGTCGTCGGACCAGCGCAGCATGACCTGCGGGTCGGTGCCCTGCTGCTCGCCGTCGAGCCCGACGCCGCTCTCGCAGTCGAGTTGCAGGGCGTGGTGCGTCGTGCGCGACAGGTTGTTGGTTCCGGTGGGCAGCGCCCGCCACGACCGCAGCCACTTCTGGACGGTGCCCGCCTCCGTGTAGATAGTCGGATCGTAGGCGTAGATTGCCCCGGCGAGATAGTCGCCCACGACGATCTCGGCGTTGTAGGCCATCTGGCAGTCGCCCCGGTGGCGGGTGTAGCGGTTGTTCAGCCAGCCGGCGCGCTGGTGCCACGACAGCGTCGCCACGTCGTAGACCCAAGTGATGTCGGCGGACGGGAAGTTCAGCACGTAAAACGAATGGCCGTCCTGCTGGTAGGTGTAGGCGGTGGCGTCCGAGATGTCGGCGTACTGCTGAATTTGCCACTCGACCGCGTGCGTGGATATGCGCTGGCCGTTGTAGCCTTGCGAGCGGTAGACGATACCGCGACCGCGAGCGTCAGCGCCTAGCCAGAACACGCCGTTGTCCAGCTTGGCGACCGAGGCGCGCGCCGCGCAGCCGATCTCGTTAAACGCACCCTGGATGCGCGACAGCGGGAAGTCTGGCAGCCCGGCGTTGTACCAGACCTCGACGGACGTCTGGCCGAACAGCCAGACTTCGCGGTGATCGACGATCAGCGACACAAGGTCGTCGGGCGAGCCCTCCGCGCTGGCGAAGTCCAGCGGATCGACGGACGTGCCGTCGAGCAGCTCGGTCACCCAGAACTTTTGGCTGTTGGGCTCGGTGAAGACGAAATAGCCGTCGATGAAGCCGACCGTGGACGCGCCGGGAAAGTCTGGGTCCGTGATCTGCGCAAACACGTCGGTGCTGGCGTTGTAGATGTAGCCGGTGGCGCCCGCAGCGATGAAAAGCTGCGTGCCGTTGTCCACCATCGACACGGGGCCGGACCCCGCAACCGTGCCCTTTTCGGTGACGGCCCACATGTTGTCGATCTGGTAGAGCTTGTCGCCCGAGACGGCGTAGCCGTAGTCGCCAAAGGTCCACAGCCCGCGCACGGGGCCGTTGCCGACGTAGGCCAGAAAGCGCAGGCCGGGCGCGCGTTGCAGGAACGCGGGCTCCTTGCCCGCCTCCGGGATCATTTCCGGAAACAGGTTGATGAGCTGGTTGTCCGCAGCGTTGGGGCTGCGGACGGCGCTGAAGGAGCCTAAGATCGGAGACTTCATGCTTGACCCCAAACATCTATAGGCTTAGAATATGTGCATATTAAAGGAGGTGCGCTATGGAAGAGTGGAGGCCAGTGTTGGGATACGAAAGTGTTTACGAGGTTAGCAATTTTGGTCGCGTTCGTCGAGTAGCGCGCGGCAAGTTGTTTACGGCGGAACAGGTACGGCAGGCTAAGCAGATGCTGGCGCAGGGAGCCAAGTTGCGCGAAGTGGCGGCCTTTATGGGCACTAGCAACGCAACGGCTTCGGCTATAAAAAACGGTAAAACTTGGGTGGGCGATGAGTTTGTGCGGCCTTGTAAAGTGTCGCTTGACAGTCATCAATATCCAAGCATTGCATTGTGTAGAAACGGAGTATACGCGCGCAAGCGTGTGCACCGTATAATGTGGGAGGCTTTTAACGGCCCTATTGAAGGTCGTCTGGAGGTAAACCATAAAAATCTTAAGCGAGACGACAACAGGTTGGAAAACTTGGAGCTTTTGACGCACCGAGAGAATATTCAGCACGCTTTTGATTTGTATAGACAAGACCCGTTGTCCCGCCAACCTGCGGGTAAACCCGGATCGTATCGGGGGAAGTATTTTAAACATACTTAGAAATTGCCACTGTAGATATTAAATCTTTGTCTCGTTCCCGTAATGCTGTACGGGATCGCCATGATGTCGTCGGGGTTGTTGATGCGCTTGATGTTGCGCTTGGACGTCATCGCAATGCGCTGGACCTGCGGCGACGGGTTGACGCCAAACTCTGGCGCCATTTCGCAAGCCAAGTTGTAACGAAACGCGCGCAGGTAGCCTGGCGGGAACGCCAGCGTCGTCGCCAGATTGGCGGGCTCGGTCAGCGGCTGGACCGAGATGAAGTGAAATTCCAAATCCTTAAAGGGAACCGGATAGACGTACAGTTCGATGTCTGGGTAGGTCATGTTGACAAACATGACCTGCGGGTAGGTGCTGGTGACGGTCTTGACCGCGATGCCGTTGTACTGCTGCTGGTTGATGAGCTTGATGCCGTACGAGATGCCGGTCGAGGCGTCGCGGAAGTACGTGCTGTCCTCGACAAGGATCGGGCGCACGCCGACAAGGTCGCCGGTTGGCCCCAGCGTACGCGACCGCTGCGTTGCGGGCCACGTCAACACTTGGTCGATAGTCGAATAGACCGCCAGCCGCTCGGTATTCCACGAGTCGATCATCTGGTTCATTGCAGACAGGGCGTCCTGAGACGTTTCAGCGGACGGCGTCTCGCCTTCCGCCAACACGCCCAGAAGCCGCAGGGCTCCGTTAATCTGTTCGCCCGCTGTCGTCATCGGTCACCTGTGTACGCGCTGGCCGCTTGCGGCGCTGCATGACGTTCGTCGGTTCAGCCGGCTCAACGCACGGCTCGCCCGGATTATAGCGGACCCAGCCATTCCCTTCATCATAAATCGCTTCCATTTCCATAGTAGCGACTTTGGTGCCGTGGTCAGGGTGCCTGAGATAGATCATGCGTCACCGAATAGAGGAGGGGCGGCCCGTAGGCCGCCCGGATTACGAAGCCAGAAGCGGCACAGAATACCACGTCGTGCTGTCATACGCGACCAAGATGGACGACGTGTTGGACGCAAGGACGTAGTTGCTGTCAGCGGTGATGGCGTTGATGGCGTCACCGGATGACGGCCATACCTTCAGAATAGCAGCCGCGCCATTCTTCAGGATGACCACGCGGCCAGCCGCAGCCTCGGGGAGTTTGACGCCCTTTGTGCCGTCCGCTGCCGAGACAAGCGTGAAGCCACCCGCCAACTGCGCTGCGTTAGCCTGCGTGCTGCCGGTAGCCGCCACCGTAGCCGAGGCTACGTAGAGGTCGCCCGCCGCCGTGACGGTCGTGCCGGACACCGGGCCGCCGGAAATAACCGCGCCCGTGATGGTCGTGCCCGAGACAAGCTCGGGGTCGGAGTAGGCAACACCTACGGGTTTTGTGTTGGGCATATACGCCTCCTGTTAAAGCTGGGCGGCCCAAAAGCCGCCCATCAGATTAGCTGATGCGATAGCAGGTGTAGGCGCCGTCCGCTGTCTTGCGGGCGCGGAAGTGCGCCGACGTGGCAGCCGAGACAGCCGCCGCGCCGACAATCGTCCAGCCCGTGCCAACAACCAGCGTCGCCGCGTGCGTGGCGGCGGTGAGGTTGATGACATAGAAGTCGAACGAGCTATCGACCTTAGCGTTGTTGAACTGCGCGTCGGTAAGAGCCGCAGTCGGCAGCGTCAGGTCAATCGCGCCGGTAGGCGTGGTTGTGACGATGCCGCCGGCCAGTTCAGCCGCCGTGAGGGTCGCCGCAGCAGCCTTCGTAGCGGGAGGAGCAGCCTGCGTGCCAAGGATGGGTTCGTTGATGTTGCCGTCGCCGAACTGACGACCGCCGCCGATGGAAGGAAGAGCCATATCTGTGATCCTTTTGAAAAAGAGACGCCTCCGGCGTTAGCCGGAGGCTGGGTTATGTTAGCCCCACATACGCACGGCCATCTGCGGACGGATCACGCCGTAACCGTAGAGGACGTCAATGCGGCACGGCAGACGGTCGTTGTTGATGTCGTACTGACGCACGACACGCAGCGAGATGCCGTTGTGGACCTGACGCGACGCCATATCGACGCCCTGCGGAAGCAGAAGGTCGGCGGTGGCGAAGGTGATCGCGTCCTTGTGGTAGACAAGGTTCTGCGGATACTGCGTCGAAGCAGACCCGAGGAACGTGACGACCGCGCCGGACTGCGGGAAGCTGTCCACAGTAGCGAGGGCGTTAGCGGCGGTGTAGATCGCCGGGCTGACCTTGACGGTGTACGTGCCGGAGACGCCAGCGGTGTCTTCGGTAACGACGAACTGCTGGAGGGCGCCGGTCGACTCGCGGGTCTGCGGGTTAACGGAGAACACGCTGCCGATGGTGAACACGTCACCGACCTTGAGCGTGGTCGTCGCGGAACCCTGAGACAAAACGACAGTCGTCGCGCCCTGAGCCGAGATAGTCGTGCCGACAGTCGTCGAAGCGGTACGCGAGAACGTGCCCGTCGAGAACTGCTTGATCGACTGCGACATGCTGATCTCTTCGTAGCCCAGCACGCCAGTGCCCATCAGTCCGTTCTTGAACTGGCGGCTGACAACGTCGGTGGGGTTGAAGAGGCCCTTCAGGCCCTCGACAAGCCCGGCGTTAGCGGCGGGGTTGACGGTGGCGTAGCGGGGCGACATGACGGCAGCGTTCTCGTTCAGCTTCTGCTGCGCCTGGAGCAACACCAGCGAAGTTGCGGGTGTCGTGCCGGGCGTGCCGACCGAGTTGTAAACCGACTTGAACGAGTTGGCGACGTCCGCGTCGATGGACGAGGCAAGCTGCGAGATACGCGGCTTGAGAACACGTTCAGCGAAGTCGTCGAGCTGCATGGTTAGTTCGGCGGACGTGAAGTTGACGCCGATGTGCTTCTGGCTGGAGACGGAGAGCGTGGTGAACTGCTCGTTGTCGTCCTGAACCTGAAGGGCAGCGCCGTCCGTGACCAGAGCGCGGTCGGGAAGGCGGATGCGGAGTGTGGAGCCGATCTTGGCGCCCTCAACCGCAAAGGAGTCGTCGTACTGACGGTTCACAGTGCGGGTCAGCACAAGGTTGTTCTCAAGAATTTCGAGAGCCTTGCGCGTAATCATGTCGATTGTAAGGATGTTGTTAGCCACGTTTGACTTTCCTTCTAAGCTGGGGTAAAGGTAATCTTGTTAGCTACCAAAGGAGGTACAACGTGATTAGCTTTACGGTGGACGGCATTGAATACCGGGCTTATAACCACCTTTACGCTGTTTCGCGCTGCGGAAAAGTTCTCAGAAAGCACCGCCCCTACACGCCCAGCGAGCATCCAATGGGATACCTGCGCGTTAGTAGGCAATTGCTGCATCGCGTCGTGGCTATTTGCTGGATGCCGGATTTTGACCCGGAAAAGCAAATTCATCACGTTAATGGAGACAAAACAGACAACAGGCTGGAGAACCTTGAGTGCTTGTCTCAACGCGAGCACCTTATTGACCGCCACGCCGAAATGCTGTCGCAGAACGGCAAATACGAGCGCACCGAAGAGACACGCGAAAAGCTTCGCCAGTACAGAACTGGAAAAGTGACGCCCGACGAAACAAAAGCCAAGCAGCGAGCTGCTTTGATCGGTCGCGAGCGCCCGTTCTTTACGCGAGCCAAGCACTCCGAAGAGTCGCGCAAACGGCGCGGCGAAACTCACGTCCGAAACACGCGGTGCAGCGTGCTGGGCGTTGAGTACCGGTCGTTTGCAGCGGCTTCCGAAGCGACTGGGATTCATCGGTTTACCATTCGTAAGCGGTGTCTTTCTGAGAACTTTCCCAACTACAAGACACTTTCTATCGTCTGAGGGACTCCAGCTTCTTGATCTGTCGTAGCCGGTCGGCTTCAATCCACTCCGACGTTGACATGGTCTTGGTAGACCGGGGGTCTGTCGTGTCGTAAGCAGGCGATCCACTCGCACGGGCCGCGACCGGAGCAATAGGAGCCGGAGCGGTTGATGTTCGTTTGACCGGAGGATTGGTCGCCAGCTTGGCTTCAATCTTACCGATCTCTCGCGCTTGCAGGAGGCCAGGGAGAGCGGATATGCGAGCGGCTTCCTTGGGGTTGGAACCGAGCCAGTAGATGACGTCGGGGCCAATCTCGGATGCCTGAATTGTCTGCGCCATCGCGTCGGTCACAGGGAGCTTGGGGTTGTACGCGACCTGTTCGAAGTCGTCGTACTTGCTGCGGGCTTCCTCTTCCCGGTCGTGGTAGGCGTCAAGCAATTCAGCTTGCGCTTTGGCTGCTTCCCGCTTGTTCAGAAGCTCTTGAGCCCGCTGGTCGGCCAACGCGTCT